GCCAAAATGATCAAATCATTACCCATCAATCAGAGGAAATTGTGGCTCTCGTCATTGACCGGCTTGACCGGTTTCGAAGGAGCTCCGACTTCCTCGAATTGAGGGGTATGGAACTCGTGAACGCCGGGTTGGCCGATGCGGTGAAGTTGTTCATAAAGACGGAACCGCACAAGATGGAGAAATTGTCCACATCAAGGTACCGTTTGATAAGCAACGTCAGTCTAGTCGATCAAATTATTGAGAGACTCCTGAACGCCCCGCTTAACAAAAGCGAAATCGAGATGTGGGAATTGATCCCTAGCAAGCCTGGAATCGGCTTCGATGAACATGGTCAAAGTGTCATCAAACGCTGGTTTGAAGCCAACCTTGGCCGAACGGTTTTCGAGAGTGACATATCGGGTTTTGACTGGAGCGTTTATGGCGAATGGTTGTTGTGGGATGCATCTTTCAGGGCTGGTATGTATGAGGGAACGCAGAAAGAGGCTACCGCTTTCATCCGGAAAGCACTCACCGTACGAGCCCACTGTATATCAGCTAAAGTTTTCCTGTGCAGCGACGGGGTTCTTGTTGATCTTCCCGATTGCTACGGAGTTCAAGCCTCAGGTTCATACAACACTTCCTCCTCCAATTCAAGGATTCGCGTAGCGGCGCGCTGTCTGCTAGACATTGAAGCCAAGGACGTAGAGAGGTGGTTAGCGGCCCCCCACATAGCCGCTACCAATATCTACGAACTTGGACTTCACCTTCCCGCTATGGCGATGGGTGATGATGCCTTGGAGCTGGACGGCGTCGCGCTGAAAACCTCCGACCCTTACGGGAAGCTGGGATTCAACGTGAAGGTCTTGAAAGGAGCGGAAGTGGGTAAGGACACGAAGTTTGAATTCTGTTCGTACGAGTGGTGTGCGGAAAAGAAGCAACCAGCTTATCCGGTCAACTGGGCGAAGTCCGTCATGCGTTTGAGCGGTGGACCAGTTGATGATTTGGAGATCCGGTGCAGCTCTGTGTTAAACGAGCTAATATATTGTCCGGATAACATACACGGAAAGGTTCAGAAAGCATTGCGGGGTTTGGGGTGGTACGCAGGTAAGGTTCCGACTGGACTTCAGGAGAGCGAGGCCTCCTGAAAATCTGTATATTTCGGCTTGGAAGAATGGCATCTTTACTTGCGAACCCAATTGCGAGTGCGGCTTTAGG